CGAAGCGCAACGACTTGCGCGACCCCTTCATCTTGTGCGCTGAACCGGCATTGCCCATCGCTGCCGGAATCGAGAAAGCATTGAAGTAGTAGGTGCCGTCCGCCGCGATGTAGGCAACGCTGGTGGCTTCGGTACGCGGATCGCGGACCTTGACTTCCACTTGCGTGGTCTTGCCCGCCGCTTCCGCCGCCTCCGAGAAACGGTGGATCAGCAACGGTGACGTACCCTTGATCGAAATCGAAATCTGTTTCATCTGTGGCTCCCAAAGTGAATGAATACATCTACTGCGCCTTACCAAACCTCGCCACGCCACACCGGACCACGCCTAGCCTTGCCACGCCTTGCCCTGCCAAACCCTGCCAGACCTCGCCAAGCCAGACCTCGCCTTGCCATGCCTCGCCTTGCCCCACCGAACCCCGCCTTACCCAACCTTGCCCCACCCAAACCAAATTCTGTTATCAGATGGCTCCCGTACATCTACTGCGCCTTACCGCACCCCGCCATGCCGGACCTAACCTGACCGCGCCACGCCTCGCCTTGCCATGCCTTGCCTGACCACGCCTCGCCTTACCTTGCCGCACCATGCCGCACCTTGCCGTGCCTTGCCTTGCCAGACCGCACCAGACCCAACCAAACCAGACCCAACCACGCCGCACCAGACCGCGCCTTACCCCACCGCACCTGATCAAAACTTCCTTTCATTCGCACACTTGGTGCGCCAGATGTCCACGGCGGTTTCGCATAGCTGCCATGTGTAGCGCAACTTCTGTTCGGCAGCAGTCGCGTCGTGCACCGCCACCAGCGCCAGCTTGTAGGCTTCGCTGCTGCGGGCCTCGCGTTCCTGCACGTTCGCCGCCTCGCCCTTCCACTTCCCCTTCTCTGTAGCCTCGACCACCTTCAGCCACGCCTCGACGTGCTGGCGGGTGGCGATGCTCTGTGCCAACGCCTCCGGATTGCGCGACATCCAGCCGAACGCCATCTGCATCGTCTTTTCATCGACGATCATTTCCTCGCCATCAAACAGCACGCTCACGCCTCCGCTTGTGGTTCTTGATCATCAGGTCCGCCAGTTCCAGCATCGCCACCGGCACGTTCAACGTGTACTGCGTAGGGATGTGGTTGACCTTGAATGCCTTGTTGGGGTCGTAGCGCTTCAACCCGGCGATCTGTTGCAGCAGGATCAGCAGGGCGTCGCGCTCGGTCAGCGCCAGCGCCAGCCGCTGCACCGCCTCCCGCCTCTGTAGACAGATTTCGTCGGCGCGATCCGCCAGCAGCACAAAGACGCTGGGAGCGGGGAGCCGTCCCTTGCGCTCCATCGCTCCCAGCGGTTGCTGCAAACGCTTGATCAGTCTGTAGTCGATGTCCTCCGCTACCGGGTTCGGAACATCGGGATGTTGACGTGCCCCGTCAACAGACCCAGCAGCACCAGCACGATGATCAGCACCAGTATCGCCACCGCTACTTTGTTGAACGGCTCCGGTAGGGCCATCTTGCCCAGCCCCCACCACAGAACGTAGAAGATGATCCCGAGGATGATCACCGTCACCAACAGGCCGATCAGGTCCATGTTTACCCCTTGTCATAGTTCGACTTCCCGACACGCCCAGCCTGACTTCAACTTGCGCCAGCCGTGAACGTGTACCTTGATCCCGCTCTCGATGACGCGGGGGTACGACTCCAGATCAACGATCTTGGCGACGCGGGCTGCGGCATTGCTGCCGGTGGTTGTCTGTACCAGCAGCACTTCTCCCTTGCGCAGCGCCAGCACGTCCCCGAACCCGTACAGGTCTTGGGTGATGCCGATGTGATTCCGCTTCTCGACAATGGCGCAAAGGTAGCCCCGCTCGCGCAACAGAGCAAGGGATCGCCGCATGGGTGACATCTTCGACAAGGGTGGCTCCAGTGATGCGGACGGCGGGACTATGCCGTCATCGTCGTCGCGCCGTCAACATGACCTCGGCGGAACGGACCAGCCCCAGCACTCCCGTTGCGTGGCCGATACAGAACTGCCGTCTGGCTTCGTTGTCGGCGTCCCGCTGGCGTCCGGCCTTCATCGCCCGCGCGAGGTCCGCTTCGGCTTTGCTGACTTGGGTGGGGGTCGGTGTTGCGCGCTCGCCTGAACCCACCCGGTTGACTGTTGCCCCACTTCCTTCCCGTTCTCTGAAATCCATTTGACCCTCACTGGTCCGAATACCGCTCTGTAGCCGTCGATGACTTCCGCCATACGGGGGAAGTCCGCTCGCATCTGTTCCCTACGTTCCTGCTCTGTAGCCGCCATAGCGGGCCTCCGCTGCCTTGGCCTTGGCCCACGCCACGCGCGCCCGGTGCAAGTCGTCCATCACTTCCTGCGTCGGTTCCTGCGGATACCATTTCAGGTCACGCGGGGGCCACACGCCGAAGCGGTTCTTGTACTGGTGCGCCACCCAGCCGTTGCTGTAGCCCTTCTGTGTACAGATGTGGATCAGGCTGCAGTAGTAGCGCTGGCGATCTGCGACCGGCACCGACTCGCGCTTGATTTCGTGCAGCGATCCCTCGCGCTGGTTGATGTCCAGCGGCGGTGCTGGCGGCTGGTAGCCACAGGCGCTGCAGGGATTGGGTTTCTTCCGGCTGACGTGCTTGCACTTGGGACAGGTGTGCAGCTTCGGCTCGATCACCGCCGCCTTCTTCTTCGGCAGACCCATGTCCAAGGTCAAGGGCAAGGCGTCTGTAGGGAATCCGAGTGATTCCACCGTGTTGCTGTGATCCAGCACCAGTGCCGAGGCCTTGCCCGGCGCGGGCCGCAGCACTCTGCCCACCATCTGCAGGTAGCGGATCAGCGACTGCGTGGGCCGGGCGAGGATCATGCACTCCAGATCGGGCAGGTCGAACCCTTCCGCCAGCACCGCGCAGTTACAGACGACGCGGGTGACCCCGGAGCGCAGTCGGTCGAGGATGGCGACCCGGTCGGCGTCGGACGTGTAGCAGTCGATGTGTTCGGCGGCGACGCCCCGGAAGTGAAACTGGCGGGCGATGTGCTTGGAGTGGTCGATGCTGGTGGCGAAACAGATGGTCCTGCCGTTGTTCGCTCGCTGTTGCCATTCGTCCACGATGTTGCCCACCAGCACTGCCTTGTCCATCGCGGTGCCAAGCTGGCCTTCGTGGTAGTCCCCGGCGATGACATCGACGTCGGACAGGTCGGGCCGGTCGGGGGCGTAGAAGCGGGCCGGGACCAGCCAGCCCTTGTGCGTCAGGTCGGATACGGTGACGCCGAAGACCAGCCGGTCGAACACCTTGCCCAGCCCCCTGCTGAACGGGGTGGCGGTCAGGCCCCACAGCGGGACGCCGGGATTCAGCGCGAGGTAATCCTTGTACGTCTGTGCGATGGCCCCATGCGCTTCGTCGATCACGATGGCGTCGCACATGGGCTGCAGCTTGCGGCGGCTCAACGTCTGGATGCTGCAGATTTGCATCGGCTTCGACGTCGCGGTGCGCGCGTGCTTGGCTTGCACCACGCCGTGATCGATCCCGGCTGCAAGGAAACGGTCCGACGTCTGCTGGATCAGGTTGATGCGGTTGACGATCCATGTGATCGCCTTCCCGGCATTCAGCAAGGCCTCACAGAGAGCCATGCCCATTTCCGTCTTGCCCCCGCCGGTCGGCAGGTAGATGCAGGTGCTGGGTGAGTCTCCCGCTACGGCAAGGGAGAGCAGTTCCGACTGGTAGTCCCGCAGGACTATGTTGCTGCGTGGTGCATCATCGAAAGGTGGCACGGTGGCTCCCGTAGTGCTGGTCCCCATGTATCCGCATGGTCGGGTAAAGTGTCAACACAGTGTTGTCTGGCGTCGCGCGTACACAGCACTTCTACTTCATTCCTTCGGGGCGTTTGACCCGAAAGCCCCCTACCCACCCGGAGAGGGTGGTAGAGAGGGTTGTGACCCCGGTTTCCCGGTACGCGATCTGGTACGGATTGGCTACCGTATCCCCTCGACCTTCGCGTTCAGCCCGTCGCTTGGACGTATGGGAATTGCACCCCGCCAAGTACCGTTTTCTTCCGCGCCACCCGGTTGGGTGCATTGCTGACGTGCGGAGTACGGCCAGAACCGAGGCAAGGAATCGGAGAGAGAGCGACGGGTCCAGCGAGAAGAAATTTACGCCGTTTTTTGCTGAAAATATAAGTCACTGAAAATATGTGGTTTCTTCGCCTGTGCTGACCAAAAATCGGTCATTGCAACAACAGTTGACATTGTCAACACAACGTGCAACTATCCGTTTGCAGTCCGTTTCAACCCTTTATGGAGCCATCAATGGCCGACGATTTGGCAGTAGATTCAATGGGTTCGCCACAGACTCAGGAAGCAGTCCCGGCGATCCGGGTGGACGACACCACGCCGCAGTTTCTGACGTCCCCCACCATCGGCAAGCTGGCTCTAGCCCTTGCACGCGTGCAAGCCTTCCTGATCCAGCCGAAAAAGGGAGCCGACAATCCCTTCTTCAAGTCGAAGTACGCTGACCTGAACGACGTCTGGAGCGCGGCCCGCATTCTGTTGGCGAATGAAGGCGTTGCAGTGATTCAGTCGCCTTCTTTCTCAACATCGGAGTTGAAGGGCAAGGTCATCGGCATCATCACCATCAGCACCACGGTGATTCATGGCGAGTCGGGCGAGTGGATGACCAACGTCCTGCGGGGCACGTCGGAGAACATCGGCCCGCAAGCCATCGGCAGCGCCATCAGCTACTTCCGCCGCTATTCGCTGCAGCCGCTGCTGATGCTGACCCCGGATGACGGCAGCGATGACGACGCCGAGAAGGCCGAGGGCCGCGCCGGTGCCGCTGCACAGACCGAGGATCGCCCGCTGCCGGACGACATTGCCAAGATCACCGCCAACATCAAGGCGGCGAAGACGGTGACGGCGCTGGAAACGGTCTACAAGGCGATCCCCGAGGCACACCGGGTGTTCTTCAACAAGCTGGTCAAGGCACGCAAGGATGCTCTGCAAGCGCTGGCACCGGCAGAGAGCGCGCCGACGCCGCAGCAGCCGGAAACCATTGACGACGAATTCCGGAAGGATGGCGACTAAGCATGGAGCAGCGCAGCGATGCATGGTTCGACGCCCGTAAGGGGCTGATGACCTGTTCGCGCATGGGCGAGGCGGTGGGCCTGATCGGCTCCCGCCGTCGTCTGTGGCGTGAGTTGACCGGCAGGGAGCGCGGCCAACAGGCCAACAGCCGGATGACCGACGGCATCAACTGCGAACAGATCGCGGTCGCTCTGTACGAACAGGTCATGGGGGTGCCGGTGCATCCAGCCGGATTCCTCACCACGCTCGACTATGACTGGCTGGGCGGATCGCCGGATGGGCTGGTGACGCTGGAGGCGGATACCGTCGCCGCGTCGCTGGGCGGGCTGGAAGTGAAGTGCCCTACCAAACCGTACGGCAGGGTGCCCGACTACTACATGCCACAGATGCAGGGCCTTATGGCGATCACCCAACGCACATGGTGGGACTTCATGGTGTGGACGCCGGACCACTACGCCATCACCCGCGTGCAGTGGTCACCGGAATACTGGCAGGAATTGTACGTGTTGCTCTGTGAATTCTGGGCCTACGTTGAGGCCGACATCGAGCCACCCGTTTTCGCGCGGGGCACCAAACCGCGCATTCGCGCAGACGTCAGAACACGTCTGCTTCACAAGGAGCCATAAGCATGGGCATCACGCACTACATCAAGGCAAGGTCAGGCGACACCTACACCGACCGCGCCGGGGTCGAGAAGGAATCCTACGTCCAGATCGGTCGCATGATCGAAAC